TTTTCATTTAACGTTTGAAAGCTTTCTTCTATTTGTCGCAAAAATGATTTCATCCGTGCACCTCCTTGAGTTCGTCTACTAAGTCCATGTAACGCATCAGTGAAAGTATGTGTGATTCTTTGAGACGCTTCATGGTTTCTACATTGCAAAGCATTTCAGATAATTTTTGCACTTTGATACGAGTAACTTGATCTGTTATTTGTTTTGCATGTTCAGAAAGTTGTTGTTTGATGGTTGGAATAACTTTTTGAACGTATTCTTTTAATACTGCAGTGTTATTAACATTGGTTATGTATTGATTCAATAAACGTTTTTGTGATTCAGATAATCCTGAATATTTTTCATTGAACTTGTCAATCATTATTTTATATGTTAATAAACGTGTGTCTTTTTCTTGTTTTGAAAATGTTTCCATTACTGGATCTACAGCTGGTTTTTTTGTTTTTGCTGACATTGAATTTTCCACAATAACCGATTTGCATTCCAATAATTGTTTTGGATTATCTGAACTTTTATATTCAAACAACATGTAAATTGATGCCAATGTTCGGTAATTTGGTATATGCATTTTAGCTAAATCTTCAAACACAAACCGTTCAGAAATTTCTTTAACTAAATTATATTTTTGTCTGTTTAAAACACTTTGATTTAAATAAGCGTGTGATTGTTTAACAGTGTTTATAAAATCAATTGCAGCTGCTTCAGATTTATGTTGTTCTTTAAGCAAAGAATTATACAGGTGAAGTTCTTTAGATAATTCCGTATTTTTTCCGAAGTACTTTTTAATAATATCTATTGTTACTGATTTGTCTGAAGTCATTGCTTCGGAAGTAAGTTTGCGAACAAGCATTTCAAACAATATACCGGTGTTCTTGTACTTTGAGTGTTTTAATTTTTTCATAATACTGTTAACAGTAGTTTATTTTATTTATAAATATAAATAAGTTTACAAAATATTATCTTCATCTAACATTGTGCCTGAATCAATATCTACATCTGCAGATTTAAGTGACTCTGTTATAATTTTCATTCCTTTTTTATTTTTAAAGTAATCAATTATAGTTTGGCTTTCAGCTGTCATTGATGTTTTTCTTTGTCGTACATCTGGCTGAAACGCTGTTTGTTGATTTTCTGGATTAAAAGCTTGCTTCAGTGTTTTTTTGCCCGTCGGATCCCATCCGAAAGCGTTTTGATGTTGTCCCGACTTAATACCTTCTGGTGGCCGACCTCCGACGTCTTTGTCTTCAACATCTTTTGAACTCATGTGCATTGATGCTAAATCATGTGGTGTTCCATAAGATACCCCTGTTACTGTAGGATCATTTCCTTCTTGTTCAATTTGATTTTGACGGAATCTCAATTTCAAATCTTCAATCACGTTAGTTCGTTCTGATAACCATTGTTCTTCAGACATATTAAATATGTATTCATATATGTAGCGATCAGAAACTAATTTGCTATCCTTCATAGTGTTAGCTAACTGAATTTTTTCATTCATTAGCGCAACTTTTTGTTGATCATAAATTATAGAAGGGGGTGTTAATGACAGATCAAAATTAACTAGATCTTCTCCTTCATACCCTTGTGAAGCTAAATGTATGATTGCAATTTTATATAGTTCTGATACTACAATTTTCTGTATTCGTTCAATTGTTCTGGCAAATCGAATGTCCATTGAAGCTAATGTAGTTTTTCCTTCAACGCCTTCATCATATCCTAAAAATGGCTTTGGAATTTTCAAAGCAGCCATCATTTTGTTTTTTACATACTCAATGTCATCTGTACCCGTCCATGTCATTCCAGGTAATGTGTCAATATTTGTTTGTGATTGACCTCCTCGTACTGGCAAGAAATAATCTTCTAACATGTTGTTCAGATTGAATTTTAAATTATAGTTTCCTGAACGTTGATCAATATGTGGAATTTTTTTCATTTTATTGATAATTTGTTCCATGAATGTGTCTACTTCATTTGGTGGAATATTACCAATATCAATTTTAAATATTCTTTTTTCTGGTGCTCGCATTATACGATGAATCAACATCGCATCTTCTAACATTGTTAGTTTTTGAAACTCTTGGCGTGCTCCTTCTAACATGGATCTACCATATGGTAAAAAGTTAGAATCAGATAACATTCGAAAGTGTGCTATTTCAAATACATCATAATACTCTTCTGCGTTTGCTATGTGTTTAAATTTTATATCATATTCGCCTGTTTCTTCATTGTATTCTTCATATCGTTCTATTTCATAACTAGAAATTGGTCTAACATTGATAATTCCATATTCATCTGCAATATCTAGTTTTAAAAAGAAATCTCCATATTTAGTAACATTGCGTATCCATGACCACATATTAAAATCAATGTTTAATATTTCATAAAACAAATTGTAAAGTATTTTTTGTACTTTAGAATTATTTGTTTTTATAGTTAAAATATCTCCAAATTGATCTTCTAATGTAGATTCATCCGAATAAATATCTAGTGCAGAATGTATAATTGGATCTCGGTCCATCATTTCATAATCAGTATATAACTGCATACGATTCTGATGCATGTAATAGTTTGAATCATATCCGCCATGTATTCCTCCTACACGATGTCGATTTGATCCATGCAGCCTTGTGTATCGGTCTGCTAATTTAGTTAGTGCTAAATTTCCTCCATTTTGTAGTCGATTTGTATCAACTACACGAAGTTTATCTTTACCTACTACCCGTACGATAACATTGGTACTAAATAAATTTTGTAAACGTTTCCTTAAAGACGCCATAAGTATTTCTTTTAATATAAATATAACTAGTTAAAGAACCAAGCAATTTTTAAATTAACCAAGTTAAATTTTCGTCACCTTCACCATTATTCCATGTCCACCCCGTGTCTTTTGGTGTTTTATTTCCAGTATATATCACATTGCTAGATTTTTGAAATTGTGATAGAGCTCGCTTGTTTAAATCAATTCCTTGTTGGCGAAGTTTAAGTGAAGTGTCTCGCAGCCAAAGTCCAATACAAAAACTCATTACGAGGTCATCATTATATCCTGTCTGTGCTTGGGCTTTTCCGTTCAACCAAACAAACACAAATAATTCTTGTATCAGTCTTTTAGATTTAATTACTGGTGTTCGTTCTCGCATATACATTTCTAAGGATGATATCATTAATGGACGAGTTCTGGATGTGGTTGATACTCCGGGAACCATCTGTGATTTATCCTTCATATCATAACCTTTTTTAAGTTGCACGTCTATGTCTACATAACCATCATCTTTGTATGTATAAAACAATTTTTCATAGTTTCTGTCTAGTGCAGGTTGAATTGCAGCCCAACCAATATTGGCATTTTCTATTGCTAGCAGTGCATTGTTCCATTCTGTTGCAACCGATACTAGCATGTTACCAAAATCTTTTGGAGGTAGTTTACCTTTATATTCGGCAACTTGTGTTATGGTTTCTACATCTATTACATGAAAAGTAGACCAGTCACCTCCATCCCCTCGTGCAACGTCAGCTACAACTACATAATCTTTAGTATAATCTGGATATTCCCAAATCCAATATGCGTTATCATATCCTCTACGTTCTATAGGTTCACAACATTTATTTTCATACTCCATTAAAATATTACCGTCTATTACGGTATGTCCAGAACTAATAAAGTCACAATCACATTCTTGAGCAGCACCACGTTCACCTAAAAGTTGTGTTTGGTCATCACGCCATTGTTGATCGCGTTCTGGGTGCACTGTCCAATGCAATTTGATGTTGTGCCATTGTGTTTGTGCATTTGTTTCCCCATCAACCCATGTTTGATGAAACCAATTACCAATACCATTTGGTGTAGATAAAACTATTGCACCACCACCAGTTGATAGTGTTGCTTGAGATGCTATCCATATTTCTTCAATGTTTCTGATGAACGCAGCCTCATCTATTATTAGCAATGATAATGCTTCTGAACGTGCTCCTGTTGATGCACTAGAAATTGCTTTAATCTGTGAACCATTTTTAAATTTTAATGATAATTTGTTGTTTGAAACAATTTCTGTGCGCAGCCAACTAGGTAAATTTTCATTCATGACCTGAACTTTGTTTACTAAGTTTTTTGCTACTTCCTGCGTAGTTGCAATAACCAACACGTTAAAGTCTTGTTTAAACAACATGCTCCATAATGCAAATCCTGCACTAAGAGTTGATATTCCTAACTGTCTAGACTTTAATATAACACTGTATCGATTTTCTCGCAAATCTGTTAATGCATCTTCCTGAAATGGATACAAATTAAATTTAATTTTTCCACGTTTAGGATGTTGTATGTAACAGTATTGTTTCATGAAGAAAACAGGATCTGCAGCACACATTGCGTACTGTTGCTGTATGATTTGTTTTATGTTTGGTTGTGCCATTTTAATTAACTAGTTGCGAAATAGAAAATGCAGTTAATACCGCAGTCACTATGCCACTACCAAACCAAAGTGCATTTGAATTGTACCATTTTGGACGTAACAGCTTTTCGCGTTTAACGTATAGATCTATGTTTTCTTTTAATAAATCTATTTGTTCTTGTTTGTATTGTAACTGTAAAGAATCTAAATGTATTAGTTCTTCTTGTTGTTGTATTAATTGTTTTTGTTGTGTAATTAAAATGTTGTTTACTGAATCCTGATAATATAATTCATCCAATGTATTAGATATATCTTCAATCTGTTGCTGTGTAAAACAAGTATCCGTGCTAATTTGCGCGTATGTTGTGATTGGAAATAATATTATCAATAACCACTTCATGACTTTTTTTGTTTTTGAGTTTTATTCAGAATATTTTGTTTTGATTGTGTAGTTGTTTTTTTATTTCTAGGAGCTCTTTTCTTTTTTGCTGTTTCAGTTTTTTCAATATCTTGTTTAGTTTTAGATATATCCGTTTTAACTTTAACACGTTGTGTTTCAACTACTTCGGATTTTCCCTCGGATTTTGCAATCTTTTTTTCATTATCATCAATTTTTTCTTGATGCTTTTTTAGTTTTTTTCCTGTAAAATAATTAGCTACTATCCAAATTAGTGCAAATACTGCACCAATTCCGGTAACTATGTGCATCCAATATTTTTTAATTGTTTTCATTGTTTTTCTTTGTTACGTGTTTATCTAGTTTTTCTAAAAAGTCTTTTTTATATGCTTCAAATCCCTTTTCTACTTTTTCATTAAATTCTTCTGGGGTCATTCTTGCTGCATATGTATCTATTTCTCCTTCTCCATTGATAACTACCTTTGAAGCTTCTGTATATGCTTTTCTCAGCATTTCAACATCTTGTTCTGCACGTTTCAGCCAAGATCTTGCGTTTTCTTCTATACGCTTTCTTGCATATTCTTCAAATTTGCCTTCGGATTTTAATTCATGTTCCATATCAATAACACAGTCTAAACCCATACCATGTATAGCTCGCATTTTTTTATTGAGATAATAATTTGGATCACAAGTGCATTCTTCTTTAGGACATTTAGGAAATGATTGAAGATAGTCTCTTACTTCTGAAAATACTTCTGCGTGTTTAGATTTTTTAGTACGATATCCATGATGTTGTTCTACAATCCAAGTAGTGCCATCTGCTTCTGTTTCTTCCCAAATATCTCCAACTTCATGTTTTTCATAACGCTTTCCTCCTCCTGCTCCAAATATTTTATTGGTTTGAAACTTATGAGTTCCTGCAATCATTTCTTTGATTGCTTTAATATTTTGTAACTTGTTTTCTTTTGCCATATATTATTTTTTTGTTTTAACAACTGTTAGTTCTAAGTTTTTCATTGCGTCAATTAAATTTTGTTTGAGCATTTGAAATTTATCTGGCTTCATTCCGATAATAGATTGTTCTAAATCAGTAACTACTTGTGATGCAAATCCAACTTCATCTTCATCAACCAAATAGCCTTTAAGTACCTGATTAACGTATTTTTTTCGTATTTCTTTTACTTCTGCTTCAACACGTTTTGCTTTGTCTTCAGGTGTCTCTTCAGGTGTTTCCTCCGGAGTTTCTGCAGGTGTTTCTTCTGGTGTTTCTGCAGGTGTTTCTTCTGGTGCTGGAGTTTCTGGTGCTGGAGCTTCTGGTGCTGGAGCTTCTGGTGCTTCGGCTTCTGGTGTTTCGGCTTCTGGTGCTTCTTCGCCTTGCTCTCTTAAAATTTTAGCAATCTTATTCCTAACATATTTTCTAACTAATTGTTCTTTTT